TTATATATATTATTTCTGTTTGACTTCTTCTTGAATCTATCTCAATAACATTTATACCTTCATATAGTGAAAAGTCTTCTATTTTTCCTTTTTCTATTTTCTTTTCTATTTTATATCCACCATATTCATTAATATGTATCCATCTTTCTATCGTATACTCACCTTTTTCATTTACACCCATAAAATCATTATAAGTTTCAAAACTCTTTAATTTGTCATTATTAAGGTTATAAGTCTTAAATTCAGAACTTGTATTACTTCCTTTATAAACTTTTATCGTTATCATTCTATTTCCTCCATTCCGACTTTTTCAGGCATAAATAAATCTTCAGATGGGAATAGTTCTTCTGATGGATATAATCCTTCTATATACCTATAAGCAGTCCCACCTTCTGCTTGATACTTAACTATATTAAAATCTTCAGCTTCTTTTGTTGTAATTGTTCCTATACCTTTTATATGGTCTGTAAGATCTATTTGTGCTTCCTTCCATAATTTAAGGCCTTCAATATCTGCTTGAAACTTTGTAAGTTCCTTGGCTTTTTCTGTTACTTTAGCAACTTCTTCCGTTATTTGTCCTAAAGCTTTATCAACTACTATTTCTGTATTTATAAGCTTCTTTTCTATAGATGTTGCATATTGATACTTAGTTGTAGTATTTGAAATATTACTTGATTTCAATATTTCTTCTTCTATACCATTTTTAAGTTTTAATGTTAGTTCTGAAACTATTGTTATATATTTTTTACCTTCTAAGTCAAGCAATAATACATCTCCTATTTCATAATAACCTAGTCCTTCAGTTTTTAGCTCAACTGGATAATAAGTAAAACCTTTAATATTATTGAACATTTTTTGTATTACATGTTCTCTTTTTCTATCAACAATCTGCAAATTACTCATTTTAAATTCATTTAATCCATTTTTATTTATATCAACATCATCTTTAAAATAAACATTATCTTCTTGTGGTGTTCTAGAAAGTACTAATGAATTTACTGGTTTGAACTCGTCCATAAATTTGTAATTCATAAAATTTGATAAGTTTAGAGTTTCACATTCCTTTGATTTAATATTCTTAAGTTCTAATTTATTTTTATTATTTATAATAGCAATAGAAAATGAATGCTTAGCAATGTCTTCAATAATGTCTCTATATGTTGCTACTGTATTAGCAAAAAAGTCATTATCTACTATAATATCTCCATTTACTATTGATTCATTTTCTAATTCTATATTTAATTCTTCGCATATTTTTTTTAAGTATTCTAATAATGTTAAAGGATATATTATACTACTTATTTCTTTATATTGTTTCATAGTATCTATCATCAAATCATATCCTATAAATTTAGTTGTATCTTCATCTTTGTTATATGTTAATTCTGTAATTTTAAATTCACCTAATAAAATATATTCATACTTATTCCCTACCATATTACCTAAAAAAACTTTTACTTTTTCATTTAATTTCTGGTAATTACCTATTAAATTAAATTCAACTTTTTTCATAGAAGTTCCTATAATATTTGAACTTGCTGTTATTTTTAATTCTTTTAATTTCTCATCATCTCTATAAATCTCATTGTTATAAAACTCTATATAATAACTTTCTTCTAATTTTATAGGCTCTTTGGCATATTCTTTAAATTCTTTACTGGATATTATCATCTCCATAGTCCTTTCTTCTTATAGGTTTGAATACATATTCAAAAGGTTTATAAGTCATTTTATGTTTACTTTTTAATTCAATATCATATGATGTATTATAGTAGTCACCTGTAACAGCTTTTCCCACTCTTTCATCATACCAAGTTAATTTAACATACGGTTTATCTATAATATTTATTATTTTTCTCATTTCTAAAGCATTTAATGGTATAAATTCCACAGTTATATCTGGAAATATTCCTCTAAATCTTGCTTTAATTGTATCATCTGTCTTTCTTTCTGCATCTCTCCAAAGTTTATGTCTTCCTATTTTATATTTAGATATACTTGAAATAGTCTCACCATCAATTTGTAATAAATCACCGTCATATATCATATTCTAACCTCCCAGCTTCCATTTCTTTCAAACTTTCTTTTTTCTATTTCATCAATAGTCTTATCTACTATTTTTTCATCTCCTAAATATATTATTAATTTTCCGAAATTGTTTATAATCATTTTCTCTATTTTCTACATATTTAATAGCTTCTTTATTTACTTGTATAGAACTCATTCTCTTATAAATTCCACTTGCTATTTTATCCATCCATCCTAAATGTTTTTCAAGTGGTAATACCATTTCTGTACCATTTTCACCAAATATACCTGGAGTTGGTCTATTTGCTATAGTACCTCTTTCAAACATTGGTATTTTAGGTATTCTTATATTAAAGCTATGTCCACCAAATATTGGAACCCAACTTGGTAATGATATCTTAAATCTATTTATTCCATCTACCATTCTATTATAAGAACTTACTATTTTTCTTAAGAACCCAACTGTACTATTTCCAGTATTATTGTGTTCTCTAGCAATTTTATTACTATATTCTTGAGTACCTCTCATCATATTATTAAAAGTATTATATGCACTATTAGATATTTCATCATTTTTTCTTTTTATTGTATTTCCTAATATTCTAAAGTTATTACTTCCTTCATCTTTTAATTCTTGCCATTTATTCATAACATTTCTAGTACTATTTCTATTTTCTTCTGCCCATTTTCCTACTTTATTAGTATTATTATCAATAGCATCAGAAACTCTATTTACACTTTCCTTATTTTCTCTATTTAATGCACTTGCTTTCTTGTTAACTTCATTTAATTGTAATTGTTTATCTTTTTGAGCATCTTGTGCAGCTTGCAATTTAAAGCTAGCATCTTCTAGTTCTAAACTTGCTCTTTTAGCTTCTCTACTTTCTGGTCCATATTTCTTTACAACTTCATTTAATCTTTTTTGTTTTTCTGTAAGTCTATCTTCAGCATCCATAACTTTTAATTTGGCATTAACAGATTCATTTTCAATATCTCTTACTTGCTTTTGTATATCTAAATTTTCTTTTAAGCTATCAGTATATTCTTTATACTTATCTTCTAATACTTTTATTTGATTTTCATTCAATCCTTCTACTTCTATTATTCTATCTATTTCTTTTCTAAAATTATCAGATTTTTCAATTGCTTCATCATACTTAGCTGTTAATCCTCCATAGCCTTCACCATTAGATACTAATTGTTCTCTTTCTTTTCTTAAACCTTCTACAACCTGTTCTCTTGTTTTAGCACTTTCTTTCTTTATTTTATTCAAGTTTTCTTCTGCTTCTTTTAATTTTGCTACTTCATCAGCAGTTTGTCTTGCATTTTTACTTGTTTGATTATCTTTTATCCCAAAAAGTCCTAATAATCCTGATGTTAAATTTGCTGTAATATCTGCAAGTAGTACTACTGGTTTCAATATAAAATTAATACCATCTGCAATTAATTTTAGTAATGGTATTAATGGTTGTAATATAGTACTTAATATTCCTCCTAATAAATCAAATAAAGGTTGAATAACTTCTAATACAGTACCTAATGTTTTTTGTAATGTTTCAGACTGACTTATAATAACACCTACTACTGTTATTATTATTCCTAATGGATTTGATGCTATAATTGCACCTAATCCTTGAAATCCTGCTCCTATTCCATTCATTACTTTTGTAATTCCTGATTTGGTAGAATTTCCCCATGATGAAATAACATTCTTCATTCCATTAAATGATGAACTCCATATTTTATTAGCTCCATTTAAAGAATAACTCCATATTCCACCTGCATTTTTTATATCTGATGTTATTTTACCTAAACCTGTACCTACTGAACTTCCTACATTAGAAAATACTTCTTTTATTTTGTTTTTAAATTTATCAAAAGAACTTATAGGATGTAATATAGTTTGTTTCAGTCCTTTTAATCCTTTTTCAACTTTATCAATTCCAGATATATAATAATTAAAAAATTTAGTATCATATAGTTTATTATTTAATTTACTATACATCGAAATTAATGTATGTCCTACAGAAGTATTACTTGCCATTTTTAAAGTAATTAATCCTATTGCTGTACCAATTGCAACAAGTCCTGATTTTGTACTTGCTACTTTGTTTATTGCATTAGCCATTCCATTTAATGTATTTATTATTAAGCTTCCTGTTATTTGTCCAATAGGTTTTAAAAATTTTTCAAACAAATAATTTACTGCTGGCTTAAATACATTTATAACTCCATTTAATGCATTTATACTAGCTGTTAAATCTTTTAAAAATGCTGGTAATAACTCATTTGCAGTCCATGTTCCAATAGGTAACAATATTTTTTCATAAAGAAATAAAACACCATCAATTACATTCTTTGTAAATGGTGTTAATACTTTATATAGTTCGCTAAGTCCTGCATTTATCTTATTAAAATCAATTGCTTTTATTGCATCAGCTGTCATATTAAGAAATCTTGGTAATGCATCATTAAGTGTCCATTGAGACATAGGTACTAAATATTCATCAAAAAAAGTATTCAAAATCTTAAAAGAACCATTTCCAAAATGTTCTATTGCTTCTTTCAAATTTTTAAATGCATTCTTAAGTTTTGAAAAGTCTACTCCTTCTCCTAGCATTGATAATTTTTTTGTTATTTTATCAACTAATTCATTAGTTTTAGCATCTACCCATTCAAGATGTGCATTATAATCTGGTAATTCAAAATTTGTATCTAGACCTCCGTCCGAGCTCCACTACCATTGCCATATTTTCCATTTCCTTTATTTTTGTCTGGAGTATTTATAACCTCCATCTTATCAAATCCTGCTAAAGTTCCTTTAAGTTTCTCTGCTTCTTTATTTGCTTTACCCAATCCTGATGCAATCCCTCCAACATTTTTAGATGCTGTTTTTGTACTATTGGTAATTGCTGGTGCTTTAAATCCTGCAAATTTTCCTAATAAATTCAATCCTATTGTTAAAACTTTAATAAAAGCATTTATATAAGGCATAACTGCTCCAAAAGCTGGAATAACAAAGTTAGAAATTGCTATAGATAGTCCTTGTAAATTTTGTTTAAATAAACGAACTTGATTTGCTGGACTATCTATTGTTCTTGCCAAATCTCCATGTGCATTTTTAGTTTGATCTAAAATTGCCATATATCTGGCTAAGACTTTTTGGTTTGTAGTAAGTTCATCGCCAGCTTTAGCTATCCCATGTTTAAGTGCATATTGCTTTATAGTATTTTCATCTACTAGTATCCCTAAAGCTTTAAGTGGTTCTGTTTCACCTGTAATACCTGCTCTTAATTTATTAAATGCTTCATCTCCTCTTATATTATAAAAAGATGCCATATCTTCTGCTAAAGTAGCTATTCCTTTACTCATTTTATAAGCTTGTTTTTCTGCTACCCCCATAGAAGTTGCCATGTTATAAATAACTCCCATATTACGTCTTATAACTATTGCTGATACTCCTAATATATTTTCTAATTTATTAGAATAATTTAAAGCATCTTTTACCCAAGAACCCATAACTGTACCAAATAAGTTATCATCTTCTATTGCAGACATACCTTTTCTAACTGAATTAGCAAGTGCAACACCTATTCCTAATCCTGCTATTTTTTTAGTTAAGTTTTGAAATGTATTAGTAACTGAGTTAGCAGTTTTATCTGCTGTATTTTTCAACTGTCCTATAGATTTATCAGCATTATCCATTTGTTTTTTTAATTCTCTAATATCTGCTGTGATATTTACACTTAATTCATCTATTGTCAATTATATCTCCTCCTAACATAGTATTTAAAAGCATTATCTGTTCACTTAATTCCTCTTCTGTCATTACTTCTTTTTTTTCTTTTAAATAAAGAGTTGGAGTTTCTGGGTAATTATCAGGTGCATTTACACCAAGTGCAATATAATATCCAGCTAACCAATTCAAATAATCTGCAGTCTTCAATTCTTCTTCTTTTTTTGTGTTATAGGCTCTTACATATTTAATATATTGATTTGGAGTAAGTTCCCAAAATTCTTTTATTTTAAGTCCTATTAATATCGCTTCTTCTTCTCTTTTTTCCCATTCTTTCCAAAAAAATGTTATTACATTTTTGCATTCTTCATTTCTTCTATCGTAGCTTTCGCAGCTTGATTCAATAATTTCACTTGTTGTTCTGCTACTTCTTTTATTGCCTTCGTGTTCAATTTCTTTGGTAAAAAACCCAATTCTACTAATTTTTCAATTATAGCTGACATTATTGTTGTTGTATCAACATCTTTTTCTTGCATTAATTCTTCTAATTTAGAATATGCTTCTTCTTGAGTAAGTCCATAATCTCCTCTTCTATTTTCGCAACCTTTTCTTAAAAATAATAATATTGTTGATATTCCGTTATTATTCATTAATTCAAAAACTGTACTTCCTGTTGTCTTTTCTATTTCTTCTATATTTTTTGCTGTAAAATGTAAATTTATGTTCATTTTTATATCTCCTTATTTATTTTTTTATAAAAAAATATGCACTACTAAATAAGCAGTGCATTATTCTTATTCTTTAGTAAGCTTTGGTTTTCCAGAAACAGCTAATGTAAATTCAAATCCCATTCTTCCATCTGTTGTTATTTCTTTTTCTTTTATACTTTTTATATGTGCTTTAAATTCCCATTTAATACCTGAAGGTTGTTTTATTTCCCAATCTTCTTGGCTTCCACTATCAAAAAGTTCTGCCATTTTTTTCATTGCTTCTATATCATTATCTTTTTTGTAAATTACTTCTACTTTTATATCACTTGTTTTTTTATCACCTTGTCTTGTTTCTTTTTCTCCATCTGGACTATCTAAAGTTGTAACATCTTCTTCTTCTGCTGTTCTTTCAATTCCATCCATTTTTAAAATGCTACCCACTAAATAATCTTGTGTTTCTGCACCTTTTTTCTTCTTTGTTAAAGTACTTTGTATTCCTTTATACTTTTTTTCTCCTTCTATTGCCATATTTTTCTCCTTTCATATTATATAGTTGTTGTAAATCTAGTTGTTGTATGATATATCTGATTATCTTGAGGAATATCTGCTGAAAAATCAAGCTTATAATGCTCTTTTCGCATTATACTCTCTAATGTTTCTAACATTTCAATTCCTTCTTTACTTGTTTTTGTCCATATATCAATTATTACAGTTATATATTGTTCTGCTATTTCATTGTCTAAAGTTAAATCAAGTGAATTATCAGAAATGTAAAATGTAACACTTGGTAATTCATTAAATATATTGCCGTTTTGTTGCATAACATTTTTAAATTCATTTTTTAAAATTTTATAAATTTGTGCTTTTACATTTTTCATAATTATCCTCCTAATAATCCTTTAAACATTTCTTTTATTTTACTCTTGTTTTTTAATAAAGCTTTATGTAAAAATGGCTTTGCAACTTGTCCTTTAGTATATTTGAATATTGTTTTTCCTCCAATTTCTCCAGCTGGATACCACCAGCCTTTATTTTTATACTTCAGATCTATTCCATCTATTTCATATGGATATGTGCCATTTCCTATTATTCCTGTTCCAAACTCAACAAAAGGTGCATATACTTTATTTGTAGCTACTTTACCAACAAATTTATATTCTTCTTTTGAAACATTACCTTTTATACTTCCTCTTAATTCTCCAGTATTTACTACTACATATTCTTTGGCATCACCTTCAACCATTTTAGTTGCTTCAATTACTTTATTCATAATTTTTTGTTCCATTGTATCAAAGTTATTTTTGAAAATATCATTATTACCTTCTAAATACATATCAACTTTCATTTTCTTACTCCTATTATAAGCACATGACTATCATTTTTTATTATACTTTTTATTTCATAATTAATTTTTTCATATTCTAAAACATTATTCATGAGTACTTTATCATAATCTGTAGTGATAGCTATATTAATATCTAAGTCTAGTCCATATTCTTTTTGTATTTCATCAAAATTTGTTACATTAACATTTCCTTTAAATGAACCTATAACTGTAGTTGCATTTATAACTCCTCCTACATCATCTATCGTTGACTCTTTTGAAATAATATTTATTGTTTTATCATAAAAAGTATGTTTTATAGTCTCTCTAAAACTTTTCGGTATATACATCAGGTCTCCTTTTGTTTTTTAGTAAAGTTGTAAGTCCTCCTAATATTTCATTATCTTCATTTGTTGCAAAATATTTTTTTATTTCATTTGAATATGTTATAGATTGGCCATTATCAGAAATACTTAAAATATTTTTATCTGATTCTCCTGTAGTCATTTCATTTACTTTAGCATTTACTTTTTTTAAGTTATCTATTACAGTATTAGCTACAATTCTTTCTATATTAGGTATAAGTTCTTTTCTATTCAAATATAAGTTTATTCTATCTACTGTGTCATTTATTACAAACTCAAGCAAATCATCACTTATTTTTATACTATTGTCTATAGTAGGTAACAATAGTTTTACATATTGCTTTATTTTATCAAATTCTTCTTTTTTCATTTTTTATCTCCTATTTATTAGGATTTTCATTACCTTCATTTTCAGTGTTTTCACTATTTTCAGTGTTTTCACTATTTTCATCAGTATTTTTATTTTTGTTGCTGTTACTATTTCTATTACTGTTTCTAGTTTCAGTTATTTTTTCAAATTGGTTTTTGTCATTAATATACATTTCTATAACCATTTCATTTTGTGGTTCTTCTATAATTCCTGTTAATTTATTTAAAAATTTCATTTTTTAAAGTCTCCCTTCTTTTAATAAAAATAGAAAATAACTACTATAATGTAGTTACTTTCTTAATTAAGTCTGGTGTTACTGCTTTTGTTCCATAATCAAAGAATAACATTAAAGCTAAGTCATTTGATAATGGTATATTCTTTATATCATATGGATATACATTTACTGGTTGTGCTATACTGTCAAGTGCTGAAACTATTATATCATCACTTTGTCTATGATTTGAGAATACTATAACTCCATGATATTTTCCTACTTTTTCAACTTCAAATCCTAATGTACTACCTGGAATTTTATCAACATAATTTCTTATTTGACCGTATATTGTAGGTTTTACTGATATAGCTATTAAATCCCTTTCTACTCCATCTACAAACTCATTTTTTACAGTTTCAATTGATTGTATTACTAATTCTATTTTTTCCTCTATTGTTGTTGCTGAAGCAGGTAATGTTATAGCTGTTCCTGCAGTTTCTGCTTCTTTCCAAAAAGCATTTTCTAATTCTCTTTCCATTGTTACTCTATGATTCTTACCTCTTTTTGCTAATATATTTCCTAAACCTCTTGTTTTTATATCTGAAGCTTTAAGTTCTTCAACTATTTCTTTATGTTTATCTAAAAATACTTTTACTTTTCCTTTATTATCTAAAAGATCACCTTTCCCAGTTGTTCTAGCTGTTCCTGCATCTTTTGATTTTGAATTAGTAAATCTTGATACTTCAACACTTCCTGCATTCATATCTCCTGAATAATCTTTATTTTTTATTTGCATTGATATCATGCTTTTTTGCATATTATCTATAATACCACCTAATGTTTCTGCTAATTTATCTTTGTCAGCTCCTGACATTATACTTTGTGCATCTATTCTATCACCCATTTTATATTCTCCCTTCTATTTTATAATTGATATCCTCCATAATGTAATTTAGTTATGTTAATATTTTTATTATCTTCTGGAGCTTTAGGAGGTGTTCCTTTTAATCTGTTTTCAACTCCTTCATTTATTGCTTTATTCCATTCTTTAATTAATATTTCTATATTTTTAGTCATAACATTTACATCTGAGTTTACTACTAACTTAGCTAAATTTTTATTTAATCCACTAGCTGTTAGCTTTTCTTGTGCCAATAAGTTATTTTCTCTTAAACTTATAGCCTCTTCACGTTTTCTAATTTCCTCTTCTTGCTCCTTAGCTATTACAGCTTTTCTTTCTTCTTCAGTTAATTTTGCATGTTCTCTTTCTTTTTCTATAGCCTTTTTTATTCTAGATGAAATGATTTTATTCACTTCTTCTTGTGTAAAAGTCTTAGCCTCTTCTTCTTTTACATTTTCATCAACTGTATCCTTTTCTTCTGTTGCCTCTACATTTTCAAGAGCATTTAATTCTTTTTCTTCTTCCATTTTTTAAGTCCTTTCTGTTTTACGTCCATCGACTATCTCCGTTTATACTTCGTCAAGTAATGCTTAAAATAAGCACTATAAAAAGCAAGTATAAATTACTTGCTCTCTAACTACTTATTTTATTTAAATGTCTTTACTTTTTTCTATTATTAATATATAATAATAATTAATAGGGTATCACCTCCCACGTATATTTTTAATTAGACTTTAACTTATTTAATGTCTAAAGGGGGGGGTGACCCTATTTTTTATATCTTTTTATACTTTTATCTTTAAATATAACTAATATATCTTTTACCCATTCTCTATTTGCTCTTATTCTTTTTATCGCTTCATCTGTTTTTTCATTATCCCAATAAATATTATTTATTTTAAGTATAATATTATTTGTTTGTCCTTTTGCTCCTTTTATAGCATTATCTATAGTCCTATTACTATCTCCATTTATAGCCTTCATATCCCAGGTTTCGCCATCTATAATAAAATCAGGTGTTCTTATATTTAAGTTTTCTGTTCCTTGATTCATTACTCTGGGTACAAGTCCTACATCGCTTTTAAAATATTTGCTTAATTCTTTTGCAGTCATTCTTTCTTCAATGTCATGATCTATAACAACATGCTTTCCATCTAGTTTATGAATTTTTCCTTTTGCTATCCATTCAGTTACTTCAAATACTTTATGTTCTTTTTCTCCTATCCATTCAGTATAGCTATAATTTTCATATGTAATATTTGTATTATTATTTACCTTATCTCTATAATGCCTTTTTATGCTTTTTTCATGTTCTTCATCAATATAAGCTCTAGTTGTACTTCTACAATTAGGATGCATTGGTGGGAAATTAATACCTAATTTAGCATCTTTATATTTAAATCTTTTATGATCTAATCCTTGGCATATATTACTTGTTCTTGTGTCCAATGTTGCTATATATACATATTCTTCAAGTCCTAGTTCTATATTTGCTTTTAAGTCTGCTAAATTATAAAATCTCATAGCTTCTGTTCTAAGTATTCTATCAGATTGATAAGTAGCAACATTAAATTCTTTTGTTAAAATTTGGTTTATTTTTGCAATAGGTTCACCTGCTAATATTGCACTACCTAATTCTTCTTTTAATTTTTTTGCTAATCTTCCTGTATGTTCCCATAATCTTTCACTAAATCTATGACCATAAAAAGGTTCACTAAGCATTTCATTTATTACTTCTTCATCTATATTAAAACTTTTTGTTTTTATCCCTACTATACCTAATGTACTGTTTATAGTATCATTATATGTATTTCTTATTATCTTTTTATATCCATTTTCTGATATTAATTGTTCTTTTTTTCTTATATCATTTAAGCTTGTATTAATTGAAATTAATTTTTCTTGAAGCATATCTATTCTATGTGTATAATTACCTAATTCCAAAAGTTCTATTTCATCTTCTGTTAAGTCTTTTATTTCTTTTTTAACTTTAGTCATAGGTACTAATTCTTTTAATTTATTAGTATCTATACCACTTTCACGCCATATTCTATTATATAACTTTTCTATTTCAAACTTTATTTTTTGCTTTGCTTTCCAATATATCTTTTTTATTTCATTACTAGAAGTATGTATAACTTTATCTGTAGCAACTAACCTATTATATACATTTTTAATTAGCTTTTTATTATACTTTTCCATCTATATTTTATTTTCTTTTAGTTTTTCTTTTTTCTTATTTTCTTCTTCAGCATATAATAGTTCATTTAATTCTTCTTGTTTTTCTTCAAATTTTTCTTTTTCTTCATCTTCCTCTTGTTTTATAGTTACAATTTCTGAAGCATCTTTAATAAAAGATAATTGTGAAATTAATGTTTCCCTATCAACATAATCTGCAAGATATCCTATCATTTGTGAAACTTCTAAGTCATTAGATGGTAAGTTTCTTTTGAATACAGCATCTACTTCATGTATTTCAACTTTTTGCATGCTAGCTTTTACTGTTAAAAAATTATTATATAATTTAAATCTTTCCATCAATCCTTTTTCCATACTTCTTTCTTTATTCTTTATGTTTTGTTCAAAAGATAATAATTTATACCTTATAGCAACTCCTGAAGAGTTTCCTACAAAGTTTACATCTGACATATTAGGTGTCATAGATATTTTATGTATGTCTGTTTCTATACTTTTCTTTAATACTTCTATTTCTGTTTCGTTTAATGTTTTAGTAACATATCCTGCTTCAGCATCTACTGGTAATCCACTTAATATTCTATATTTATCTATATTTTGTTTATCTATTGAATCTATAGTTACACCTTTTAATATTAATAGACTTGCGACTAACTGCTCTTTATCATTTATTCTATCTGATTGAAGTATATTATATGCATCTATTAAAGATATAACAGTTTCAAAGTCTCCTAATTCTTCGTAGTTATTTAAATATTCTATAAGTGGAACATCTCCAAATGAATGTTCCTTTTTTGAGTCTAATTTTAAATTTAAACTTCCATTTTTAGTATCATATTCAGCTATATTATTTTTATCACAAATTATACAATTATAATATTCTATATTGCTATTTGTTTTATCATCTCCCTTATACACTGGTGTATATATTATACCTGCTATTTTATTATGTTCTACTGTATCATCATAAATTATAACTGCATTACTAGCATCTATTAAACAACTTCTAGGCTTAGCTTCTTCATTAGCATAAACATATTCAAATTCTTTTCCATATATTGAAATCTTTTTAGCAAGTTCACAATCCAGGTCATTTATAGTTTGTTTTTTATATTCATCTAATAATGGTTCTATTTTTATTTTCTTTTTAGTATTTACTTGATAATCAACTGGATTACCTAATAAATAAGATACATTTGTATCTGTTATATATTTAGCATGATTTACCACAACCTTATTATTTGATAACATATTTGAACCTGATTTCGTTCTATTTTTTATTTCATGTTCACCTATATAATAATTATACAATTTTTTGTATTTACTTTTATTTAATTCATTATAATCAATTATATTTTTTATTACTTTAATATCATATATATTAGTATCTTTTGGTAATGTATACATTGTTCATTCCTTTCATTTATCAATATAACCAATATGGTCTTTCAGTTATTATTTCTCTTCTTCTATTTTTCATATCATTTTCTCTTGAATATCTAGTTGCATCTATAGTGTGGTTATTCTTATCTGGATAACTTGCTTTAAACTCACCATTTTTATCCTTTTCATATTCATAAGTGCTAAACTCTTTATAAGTATTTGGACACCTTATAGGATCTATTATTATTTCTTCTAAGTCTTGTAACCATTTAATACCATAATCAACACTATCAGGTCCTTTTACTGCTCCTTCTATTCTTAATCCATTACTTTTTGCTTCTGCTATAGACTTAGGTTCTGAGCTGTCCCCTGTTATTTGTATTCTCTCAGTTATCATAATATTTTTTATCATGTCTATAAATACTCTGTTTTGCATTCCTGTCTTATATATTTCTTTAAATATATATAATTTTCTATGTTTACTGTCGAAGTGATTTTCTGTATATACTGCAGGGTCTGTAGCAAATCCCCAGTCTATACCTGCTTTAATATTATCAAATGTTTCTATTTCATCTTTTAGTATTTCTCTACATGTAATATTATTGAATATCAAACCACCTGTACCTGTAACTTCTCCTATATATTCATTTTCGTAAGCAATTTTGTCTTTTCTCTTAAGTGATTCTGCTTCCTCTATAAATTGTTCACCTAACCATTCTTTAGGTACATCTAAATAAGTACTATGATGAATATATTTTCCTTCTGTATCCAATATTTCTTTGTTTACCCAGCTATTTACTGTTTTAGGTGGATTATATGTATAAAAAGCTATAAACCCTGCTCCACCTCTTAATATTGATTGATTTATACTTCTTATTTCATGTATTCCATAAAATTCATCTACTTCTTCATACCATATATATTTAAAAAATCCTTTTTTAGCTTTTGTAGATTTTAATTTTCTATAATCTTCTTGATTATTAGAACCTCTAAATATTATTTCTTGACCAGAAGGCTTATATATTAATTTTAAAGGCTGTATTTTAGCTTGCCAATATTCATTTACCCCTAACTTATCAATTGCCCATAATAATTGTGCATATACACTATCTTTTATATTGCTTTCTACTTTACGAAGTACTACAGCATTTGTAAATATTCCTTTAGAATAATCTGACATAATACCGTATATTATTTCTAGTGATGCAAATGTTGATTTAGTACTTCCGTCTACCTCCTTTTAACCAGTAGTGAATAAACTCATTTTTCTTTATAGAAATATGAACATTATAAAAGACTGGTGCTATTATTTCACTCAGTCTTATGTTCATTGTTTCCCTCTATCTCATTATATGGAATATCATCCAATATCTTAGGTACTTCTACTATTGCTATTTCATCTTTAGGTTTTTGTCCTGCTGTATCTCTCAAAAATTCCATTGCTTTTATATCACCTTTTAATGCTTTAAAAAATGCACTTGAGGTTATTGCTATTTGATTTGTAATTTCATCATCTTTATATCCTAAAGTTTTTAATTTATCTATAATTTTTTGATTAGTTACTGGCTTAGAAAATAAGTCATTTATTATTTCTTTCATTTGTTTTTTTTCTCTTCTAATTTTTCCTGATTCTATTCCACCTTTTTTTGCAATTTCTCTTTGTTCGCTCTTTGTTCGTTTATTAAGTGGGATTAAATTTATACCATTATTTATTTTATTTTTTTCTTGCATAATCGTACTCCTTTTTAATATAAAAAAAGAAAGTACTTACACATACTTTCTCTTAATCAAATTTAGGAACCCATGCTTTAGAGTATTCACTTTCTTCATTAAACTCATATTTTTTAAATACATTATCTAGCATTAAAAGTTCAATTTCATCTTTTGTAGCTCCTATTTGTTCCATTATTTCTTTCTTACTTATTCCATAATTATTAATTAATTTTTTTATTATATCTCCCATTTTTACTGCTATATGTGAACCTTTTGCTCTATTAATTCTTATTGTTAATAACATTCTTTCAGGTTCTGATAATTTCATTCTAACTACTGGAACTTTACCATTTGTTAATTCCTTAACTTCTTTATCAGTTTTTGCTAAAGTTGCTCTATGAAATCCATCTATTATTATATTTTCTTCAGTAGTTAATATTGGTTGAATCCATCCATTTTTTATTATACTAAATTTTAATAATTCTTTTTCCTTTGTAAATACAACATTAGGATTATAATCATTAGCATTTAATTCATCTACTTCTATCCATTCTATATTAGATATTGGCATATTTTCAATATTCATTTTTATCCTTTCTTAATCTATAAGATGAATATTAAGTTCATTCCATGCTGTTGCTCGATATACTGGTGGATATTGTTTGCCTTTTTTTATTTCTGCAAAGTATTTCTCATATGATTTAGGATGTCTAAATCTTTTATGTATCATCATATGGCATCTCCAACATACTGGTATTGCATCTGATATTATATTTTCAGGTGTATAATCTTCATTATGGTAATGCCTTATTCCTTCTTTTTGTTTACAGTATAAACATTCAACTTCTGTTAATGGCTTTAATATTCCATCTTTTATAGCTTTTTTTATTATTTTATTACCTTGTTCTCTTTGTTCTCCTGTAAATCCATTATAACTATTCATAATTTATACCTCAATAATATTATTATATATTACTGATATGGAATTACAAGTATTTATTTGTATTTATTATAATCTTCTTCCGTTAATCCTTCATAAATATAATCTTCTAAACTTGCTTTTAACTTAGGTTGTATAGCTCTTTTATATCCTCCAGCTAAAACTGTTTTAAAAATATAAAGTAGTGGATATCCTCCAAAGTTTTGTTTTCCTTCATTATTTTTTAGTTTATTTTTTCTTGTGGTTAATGCTTGTTTTACTCTTTTTATAGCTTTTATTCTTTCATTATTATCTTTTATATTTTCTTTTATGTATTTTTTTATTCCTATTTCAGAATGTTCATATTGATATATTATTGATGTTCTATCATATTCTTTCCAATATTTTTCTTGTACTAACATTTCTGGAAATATATCTATTAATTGTTGATAAAATATTGGATTTAATGTTTTTAATTTATCAAATATTTTAGCACTCTCAGCATGTAAAGGAGTTGCTACTCTTAATGGTTGTTTATTTAACATTTCTAAGTCATATATATCACAATATTCTTTTCTATTTTTAAAAAAGTATAAAAATATATCTCTTTCTGTGAAATCATATATTGGCTTACATATCTTAATTCTTTTATCTTCTGTATCATTTATATAGTTTTCATCTCTTTTAGTACAACAAGATGAATGTCTAACTAAACTCTCATCAGCTCTTATTCCTGTCAATATTGCTACTTTTCCTTTTTCATTTTTACATATAAATGTATCAGCAGTATATTGATCAAATATTTCATCATTTTCAGCTCTTATTGCATATTCTGGTGGATTTCTTAACCATTTTCTATTTTTATCCCATTGAATATACTCTTCTGTTTTTCCTAATATGAATTTAGTTGATTTAAGAGGTATTGCATAATACCTAAAATCATATTTTCCTGATTCACATTTTTGTTTAACAAAATTTATAACATTATCTGGTATAACCTCTTCATCTCTAAAAAACACTTTTATTTTTTCTTTTTTACCCATTTCATTATATACTTCTTCAACTAAGTGTAAAACTGTTAAACTGTCTTTTCCACCACTAAATGCAACTAAAACACTGTCAAATGACTCTAATATATGTTTTATTCTTTCTTTACTCATTTCATATACATTTTTATCTATATAATGTTTTTTCCCTAATTTACCCATTTATTCTCTCTTCTATAAATCTTAATAATCTTTCTATAATAGTATCTTCTTCATACATATGATTCAATTTTTTTATAAAAGAATACCATTTTTCTTTTTCTTCTTCATTATTAAAAACTAATTCATATGTTATAGAATATTTATCAGTTTTTTCTTCAAGTTTTTCATCTTCTTCATCTTCTTCAATGAGCTCCAAATCAAACCCAAAATCTTCCATATCTAATTCTAATATATTTTTTAACTCTTCTGATAATACTTCATAATTCCATTCAGACATTTCACTAACCTTATTGTCTGCTATTCTAAGTGCTTTAACCTGTTCTTCTGTCAAATCATCTGCAATTATACATGGTACACTTTCTAAATTTAAATATATACTAGCTTTAAGTCTTGTATGACCTGCTATTATTACATTATTTTTATCTATAATAATAGGATTTTTGAATCCAAATTCTTTTATTGAATTAGCTACATACTTTACTGCTTCATCATTATGTCTTGGATTTTTTTCATATGGTTTTATCTCATTAACTTTTTTCATTATTATTTCCATATATACCTCGCTTCATCTTTGCTTTGTAATCATTTTTCTGGCGAAGAGAGTAGGATTCGAACCTACGATAGGCACTTAGTCCCATGCCAGTTTTCAAGACTGGTGCATTCAGCCACTCTGCCATCTCTCCATATAATTGGCGAAAAGTAAGGGATTCGAACCCTTGCAACACATCTGTCCTACAAGTTTAGCAAACTTGCCTCTTAAACCACTTGAGTAACTTTTCATATAAAAAAAGAGCACTTAAATAAGTACTCTCCAGAAATTATAAACATTTTGGCTTTTTTGAACATTAATAGTATTAATCATACTCTGTTCATTATATATAATATCATACTTTTTACTATACATTCACTAGACATTTATTAATTTCTTAAATATTTTTTTATCTTAGAATAATAATACTTCCATATTGTACTTGTAGATTTGCCATACATTTCTGAAACTGTTTCAACTGCTTTGCTAGGATTCACTCCTTCAAAAACTATCATCTTGTATAATTCATTTTTTATTCCTTCTAATCTATCAAAGTAAATCCTTCTTTTTTCTATCTCTTTATTACATTCTTCAAGTTCTTTTTTTACATATTTCAATCTTTCAATTAAGTTCATTTTGTTATATTTGTTATCAAATGCTAACTTATGAGTAAGCTCTGCTATCTTTTTATCATGTTCTGAATTAAAAGGTGCTTTGCTTTCATTTGTAGGTGCATTATTTCCTTCATCACTATATATAGATTCTATCTTTTCTTTTTCATTATTAAGATATTCTATTTCTATTTCTGCAATTTTTTTCTTTTGAAGTAAATTATTCATTGATTCAAATTCTATCATATGTATCTTTTCCTTTATTGTTTGGTACATAGTAGAATAATACTATTTTATTGTTCTTTTTCTTGTTTAAATCTATTATTAAACTTATGCCATAGTCCTTGTCTTTTTAACATCATTTCTGTATCTCTTTTTATTGCCTCATCAAATCTATCTTTAATGTTTTCTTCCTTTTTTCCTAATGCTTCTTTACCTTTTTTTATTGTATTTATTATCATTCCTATTATTAATGATATAGCTCCTAACATTAAAAATACTGCAATTGGTGCCATTATTGATAATTTAATAACTTCCCA